GCTACCTTTACCAGCTGCATCAACAACTAATTTACCAGAAGTTCTTTTGTAATTATTAGGATTGTTTTCATCTGTGTTTGACATGCTTGGTAATTTATCAACCAATGCACCAGTCTTCATTCCCATAACTCCAGGCATACCCCCTACACCTGGCATCACGCCTGGCATTGGTGTTGGTAAAGGCATGTTAGGATCCTGAAAAGGAATTCTTGGTAGCCCTTGAGGAGGAGGAGTAGTTTCTTCTTCTTCCACTGTCGTTTCTTCAATAGATTCAATAGGTTGATTACTAGCTCTACCACCCATAGCAAGTTGCATGATACCACCTTTATTACTACCTAAAATTTTTCTTAGTTGCTCAAAAGTTTTAAAATCCATTATTGGTTCATCTGGATCTTGTTCTTTTTTATATTCTTCATATTGTTCACGTAAAGTTTTTGGTTGACCACCTTCTTGTAGTCTTGCGATTCCACCTTGATTCATATTACTGTATGGTTCCTCTGGATATTTACTGTAATCAATCGGATCAATATCTGGATCGTCATAAGGCATAAACATGCTTGGGTCAGCTGCATAAAATTTATTATAACCTGGTATTTTAGGTTTTGCAGCCGGCTTCGGATCGAATGCTCCAAGACCTAATAAACCTAAAGCTCCTGCACCTGCACCAATTCCAACTTTACCTGCATCGTAACCAGGTAATCCCGTTTTTGGATTTGGACTTTTAAAAACATCGGTAAAACTTGTTATTGATTCGGAAAACGAACGTGGAGTACCTGGACTACCTTCTATCATAAACCCTTTTTCAGCAGGTCCTATAAATTTATCGGGAGTCGCACCTTGAGGTGCATTTACACCCATAAATGCAAAATCTTTTGCAAAAGGATTAGCTGGTTGTCCCATTGCTAAATTAGTACCGCCCATCAATGCTGCTGACATTAGGGTATCTTTAACTGTAGATTTTAATAGGTTTGAGCCTCTTTTACCTTGTAAGGCATTGATACCTCCAGATATAAGAGCTGACATTAAAAGTGGATGCATATTTCTCCTGTAAAAACTTTATTCCCACCAATTTACTTAATTTTTGCGCCTTCGTCAATAAACCTTCCACGATAACTATAGTCACCATGATGTGTAATATAGGCATCAACATTAGCGTATATCTTACCTCCAATGTCTGTCCATTTTTTACAGAAGGCAAAGTCTTCTCCCATGAAGGTTCCTCTTTCTGAGTTGAAATCTGTGTCCCAAAAGTTCCAAAAGTGCTCTGTTTCTCTCATTTGCTGGTTCAACATAGTTTGTTGTTTTATTTTAAGATGAGGATAAGCCTCGGCCATTTTAACAAATACATTTCTTTTTATTAACATAAACCCAGCCGGTCCTCTTTTAATCTCTGTAAGTCCATCATTACATTCTATGTTCTCTGGATCAATAAAACCCATTGGATAATAATAACCACACTTACTTATGTGTCTTCCTGACTTTTCGCTTATGTTTTTTGCTTTGTCCCAATCTATTACCTTCATAGGATAAGGGGTTAAAACAATATCTTTATCAGCTTTAAGCATAGTCAATAACGATGTTTCGTCAAACTCTACGTCTGTATCTACAAACAACATATGAGTACAATTAGATTTTAAAAAAGCTGATGTGCATAAATTACGTCCTTGAGTAACTATTGAAGATTGTATTAAATGAAATGTTACTGGTATTTTGTGTCTTTGTAACATTGCTTGCATTTCAAGAGTTGCTCTCATGTAATGAATATCCACACCTCCATGGCAAGGAGATGTAAAAAATAATTTTATTTGTTTTGGATCTTCTTCTGTCCAATTTAATACATCATTACCTTTGTTTGTGTTTTGACCAAATATATTTTTTTCATTTATTATACTGCTTTCGTCTATTTTGTATGTCATACCATTCCTTTTATTTTTAGTAATTGATCAAATAGACTTACCCACTCTTTAGCTCGCATGTCCCAATTATAAAAAGTCTTATAAAATTTTACTTGATCTTTTAATCTGTCGTGTAGTGCTGGCTCATGATAGTTGTCTGCAACGAACTCGATCACTGCTTTAAATTTTTTTGCTAAAGTATACATATTTGTTTCGTAATTTACATAATGCGCATACTCTGTGCATGTTTCATAAAGTGCACCAAAATTAGTAACAATAGCCATATTACCAGCTGCCATTGCTTCTATTGCTGAAATACAAAATGTCTCTTCCCAAATTGAGGGATAAGCAAATATATGAGTGCTTTGCATAGCTTCTATAACTTCAATATTTGGTTTGTATCCTATGTTATTTACATTAGGCAAACTATTCATTTTATCATACATAGGTTGAAACTGATCTTTGTTTTGTTTGTCAAATTCATCGCCATATATTTTAGTTGAGCTATACACATCTAATTCTATGTCATCTCTTTTGATTAGTTCCATAGCTCCAAGTAATACATTTAAACCACGCCATGGTGTTGATGTATGAATTAATTTTATTTTATCACCTTTTTTCCAAGTAGGTCTTGGCTTCCACTCAATATCAGGTAACGCATTTTTAATTACACAACATTTATGGGTAGGCAATCCATAAGCATATCTAAATTTTTCATAAGTCCAATGAGAATTAAATACGTACCAGTCATACTTTCTATGATTTTCTTTTTCTTTAAACCAAGGGGCTATGTTAGGTTGGTCATAAGAATTTTTCATCCATAATATACTTATTTTATCTGGATCTATTGGTTCTTTTTCTGGTACTGATGTTGTTATTTGAAATTTCTTGAAGTAAGAAGAGTCTATTCTTTTTCTTAACTCTTCAAACTGTAGCTCTGTTCCACCTTTTGCTTCCATTATTTTAAGGGTTCTTTACCAAAAACATCAAAGCCTTCTGGAATAATAATCTTCACATCTCTTTGAATGTCTTTTGAATCCACTCCTTCCTTTTTTATTTCTTCTTCTGATTGATATACTTTACCTGTTTTTTTATTTTTAAGTGTAGTAACAGAATCACACTTTATTCTGGGAACTTTTTCACCATTTATTGTTACATACTCAACCATTATGTTCTATCCTGTTCAAGTATTGCAACTGTTCCTGAAATAACATTTGAATGACTAGCTGTTAAATTCAAAACATCACTTTCTTCAAATACTTTTATACCAGTCACCACATCTGTGGTTGTAACTGTAGGCATTGTTCTTCTAGAAAAATTAAAGGTAGCACTAGCTGAGCTATCAGTCATTGAAGCTGATACACTAACTGATCCAGCACTTGCATTAAAAGCTTGTATACTTTTAATCATAGCAACTGTTTCTGCAGGAACTGTATATACTGCAACAGCATTGGTAGTTGTAAGATTAAATTGTTTATTAATAAATTTATTAGCCATTATCTACCTTGACGGTTATAGGGTTTATAATCTCTTTTCTCAGATTTTGAAAGGTTTTTCTTGTGTCTACCAGGTCTTTTCTTAGGTTTATCTCTTTCATACCAGGGTGTACCAAACTGAGTTTTCTTTTTTTTTGACATTAACTATTTAAAAAAAAGGCAGTAGCCTCTGAGTCATCCCTTATATCCTGTGGATATGTTGTATTTAATTTTTGAACTATATTATTTATATCCCTTGCAAATTGATTTAAATTTTCAGCTTGATAAGTTGGTGTTGCTTGAGACACGATTTGATTTACTTTTGCCATTATCTTCTACCTCCTGCTTGTATGTCTGCTCTAAAAGTTCCAAAACGCCATGTTTGTCCTGTTCCTGTATTTGCTATTTTAAAAGATGCAGCTCTTCCTCTTGATCTACAAAATACTTGTGTGGTGCTTGTTGTAACAGTAAAAGGACCTGTAATTAATGGTCCACTTGTAGAAGATGTCCTAGCATCTGATGGAAAATCTCTTAAAAAAATAGTCACTTGTGCATCTCCTGTTTGGTTTTTAAAATCTGGTATAAATCTAGATATCCTCATCATGTATTCTCCGCTACCCTCTCTGTCAATATCAAAATCACCAGATTCTATTTGTGCTGGTATAGCTGTAGTTCCTGCAGTATTGACTTGATCAGTTCCAACTTCATGAGCATAATATCTAGTTGCACCATTAGATACACCACTAATAGATCCTTGAGTAGGTGTTTCAGATGATTCAAAAGCTGTAGCATAAGGTGCTCCGTACACTCCTTGATCAACCCATGTTGTTCTATTTAATAAAGTTCCAGTATTAGTTGTCCATACACCACCAGGTATATTTTGACCATCTCTAGTATTATAAGTCACCGATCTATCAATAAGGTTAGAAGTCGAAGAAGGATAAAACCAAGTTATTTCATTAAATTTATCGTTTACACCCGCGTGTACAATTAATTCTGAATCATTATTCAAATTACCAAATACATCATCTTCAACTAGACACGGTAATTTTTTTACTGAAGCACCATCAAAATAAAAGAAACTATCTTCTGACATCCAATATATAATACCATCCACTTCAATAGCTGCATGTTGTCCAATCAAACCACAGTTTGTACCTACTTGTTCAAAACCAAATGTAAAAGGAGCTCCAATAAATCTCATAGTAAATAGTGCAGTATCTGACCAAATGTAATTACCATTTCTACCTCTTAATGTTCCTATGATTTTAGATCCGTCTGCAAGTCTTTGAGTACCTGCAGTATTAGTTGCTGTGGGTGTATACGAATTTATATTCTCTTGATCAGAAAATCTAATAAACATATCATCTTGTGACGTTGTTGTTCCTATAGATGTTTCAGTTCCAAAAAAACATAAGTGTCTGTCAGGAGTTGATACTAATAAATCTCGTGAAGCTGTTGGCGCACCTGATACTAATGTGGCTCTTAAAGGAGTACTAATAGCTCCTGTGGCTGACGGATCCCATTCTACTGCTACACTATTAAAAATTAAAGCTATTAGTTTTTGACCAAAGTTTGTTAGTCTCCATTGTCCTGGTTCGATATCTACTCCCAGTCCACTAGCTTGTCCCCAAGGAACAAAGTTAGTCGCATCTTTTACAGTAGATCCATCGGCATGTGTTGCATCAGTAGTTCCTTGTGCACCTCTACCAAGAGTTTGTAAAACATTACCTGCTTTATTTGCATAGGTAATTAATTCTGTGCCTATTAACACCGTACCTGAGTTTGGAAAAAGTGTTGCATTTGTTAAGGTTACAGAAGTAGTGTGACCAGCTGCTAACGTTCCACCATTATTCATAGTGGTTGTAGCAGGATTAAGAGTTGTACCACCATAATAACCTGTACCAAAACCAAAGCCAGGAACCTGCGTAGTATTACCAACTACATAATAAAAATCTAGGGTTGCAGATCCAGTGGTCGTAAATGCTGTTGACGCTCCTTCATTAGAAGGCATTTGAATTGTAAATGTAGTTGTTGTTGGTGTAGTTTTTACTTCAAAAGTAGTTGTGAAACTTGCTGCCGTAAATGCGGATGTCCCTGGTATAGCACTAACATTAGAAAAAACCACCAAATCACCTACGTTTAATCCAGTAGTTGATGGACAAGTTACTGTTACTATGTTTGAACTATTTGTTGTAGTAAAACAACTTGTTAAAGATTGTTGTCTTGATGCATCTAGAGGATGAATATCATAAAAAGCACCCTCATAATAAATATATAAAATTTTATTTGTGCCAATAGCTGCATACCTGTTGCCTTTTAGATCAAACCAAGTATGTTGATCTCTAGCTGCACCAACTAAAGTTGTCGAGCCTAGTTGTTCCCAACCACCGATTTTTTCTGGTAATCCGTATCTAAATCGAACATACTGACCGTCAATCCAACGACCTTCT